TTATTACGGGAGGGGCTTGTTCAGAAACGTGTAGCAGCTTGTCAGTACACCTCTCAGCAACCTCTTCAGGTGTGAATCCACGATTGTTGGTGGTCCTAACCTCAACGCTACCCACAGACATATGAAACGGCATGTCATTCATCTAAAGTTTCCATCCCTATAGCTATCGCCCCTACTGGCGGCATCAATTACAGAAAGTTGTGTTAAAGCAGACTCATATCGCTCTTTATAAGTCTGCATTATATCAGGATCGCCCTTCATAAACGTATACGCTTCTACTAAAGAACCATACAAAAGTACAGTGTCAGCGTTTTCCCCAAGCCACGATGTGCTTGTAGTGACAATAGAGGGAGGTTCAAAATAATAGTGTAACTCAACTACATAGTTTGCATCGGGTGTTGGCCCTACTATAAAATGCCCATCAGTGTTAGCAGCAATAGCATCACCATCGAACTGACCATAATATTTAGGCGCACCTTCCGTAGCTGCTACAGGGTAGGCTTCCCGCATAAAGTTAACATCTTTCTCTAACAGGTATGTATACGCTGCTGTAGTAGGGTCAACAATAGCAAGAGAAAATACGGCCAGAAAGTCATCGGGTCGCTGCAAGTATTGATTACCCTTAGTTAGAGAACCTGTGCTGTTGGACCTGACTTCGGGTATAGTAATAGTGCGAAATATACGTTGCTCCGCTTGCTGAACAAACGTAGGGATCATAGAGACAAATGTTGCCTCTGTGTTCTCTGTATAGTCTTTTATAGCTTGCGTAAGCTCAGTATAATTCATCAGACAATCCTATATTTGCCCCCACGAGCCTTGCCCATTCCTCTGCACACACCGCCACCACTACCCATCTTATCTATTTTACCGCCCTTGCTTCTTTTGCTTGCGGCCAGCTTAGACAGGTTTTTCTTGCCTTTTCTAATAAGAAACTGATCAAAGCTCATTTGATCTGACGCAGGGCTGTCAAAAAACTCTGTCCGTAAGTCTTGAAGTTCTATATCCAATTCTTTCATCTTGCCCATAAATCTAATCCTCGCTATACAAGTTGTCGAATATTTGCGTTACATCTAGCGTGTAGTCTAAATCAGATTTAGAATAATGTATATGCTGTGACGGCTTAAAGTCTGGTGCGCCTTCACCTGTCTCAAACCACGCAGGGTGTGTTACCCGTACCCTATTATTAGGTAACGCCACTATATTACCTGTCCACCTACCCGCATCTAATAGCTGTAGCACATGCGCTTGTTTGTGTTGCGCTGGATCATCTGCTACATCTGTATCGGTATAATCTACAGTAAACAAGTACTTAGCAGGAAAAAACCCTCCTGCGATCTTAGCCATCCACGGACAAGGTGACGCCCTGTCAAGCGTATATACCGCATGTGTATGCGAAGGGCAGTCCCAAGGCTGGGCTTCGTGAACTGCCATACCCTCGGGCCACTCTTCAAATGGTTCATCAGCTACCAAGGCAGTTATGGGCATCCTAGCCCACATAGCCCCACCATGCACATTCTCATCGTCTGTATTGTCCGCCTCACACCCCGTAAAGATAATCTGAAAACTCAGGCATCTGTTGGGCATCGTAGTAACAGCAATAACCATAGCATGTAGAAATTCGCCGTGGTAACGCTCATGGTTGACCGTATACTCACGACGAACCCAACACTTAAAGTGCGGTATATTGCTTTGTAGGTAGGGCATATTATCCCATTGATCCTCTTGCCATTCTGCCGCTTCGTTGCGCGCCAGTACCGCGTACTAGAGTTCCGCCTTTACCCATCTTTTTTGTTAGCTTACCGCCTTTGGCGTAGCCCTTCTTCATCATCTTGCCGCCGCCCATCTTCTTAGTAACAGCACCACCAGCCTTCTTCTTAGCTACAGCACCGCCAGCCTTCTTCTTGGCTACAGCACCGCCTTTAGCCATGCCTTTTTTCTTCATAGTTCCGCCATAGGCTTTTTTTAAGACTGAATCAAAAAATGCTTGCGCCTTTTTTCTATCTCTTTCGTCTTTTGGATTTGTACCCCCGCGAGCAGGATCAGTAGCCATCATGTTAGCAGTTTCTTCTGCTCCAAAACGAGAACCCTTGTTTCCGGTAGCGCCAGATTGATTCAGCCGCTTGGTCATACCGGGAGATTCGCTAACGCGTTTACGTTTTGCTGCTAATCTCTTTGCGTCTTCCCGTGTTACGGGCCTTTTAGATGTTTTAGGTGCCATGTCCAAGTCTCCTATGGTGTGTTAGCCGTACCGCCCATACCGCTGTGATTTGTGCAGTAGTAATACAAAGTCGGTGCGCTGTTAGCTACAGTTATCTGGACATATGCACCAGCTTGTCCAGCCGTTCCCGATGTGGTTACGCCTGTAGTGTACTCAGAACCACCACCATGCGTACCATTAGCTGTGGTGCTAAAGCGCAGTGGGTGGCTACTATTAGAAGAAGCAGACTGATCGAATCGGAAGGTAGAACCTTCTGCAATACTTATTGTCGGACTAACAACGCCATCTATGTAGAACTTATTACCCGTGCCGTATGGGTTAGTTCCAGAAGCTACTGTTACCGCAAATATGTTTGTAGTTACAGTAGCGGCACCTGAAGCGCCTGTGCCTGCTATGCCTGTAGCTGAAACTGTGGAACTATCAACTGCTGTAATGCTTACAGTACCTACAGCATTAGTTCCTGCTACACCTGTAACTGAAACATTAGCACTACTTCCCGCAAGTACACTAACAGTACCTACAGAACCAGACGCTGCTACGCCCGTGACAGTATTACTTTCTGGTACGGGAATGTCTAAAGTAACACTACCTACTTGTCCTGTCAGGTGTACGAGGGGATGCCCTACGGGGTTCCAACCAAATAAGCCGCGTCCGGGAGAAGCATCGGGCCTTGGATCAAGCAATGATTGTGGATCAACTACTCGGATGCGCCCTAAGAAGTTTTGAGGTTGGTCTGGATCAACTACATCTTTGCCAACACGGAAACCAGTTCTATGTCCATCTTGAAACTCGTATACAAGGTCTTCTAATGGGTATCTAAACCCTGTCCGGTCACATATACCGTATGCGTGTTTACCAGACGCGTAGCTCATCTCATACCACCGTGAAAGGTTTGAAACGGTACGAATATAGAAGACGCACGTTCTTGATCTTCGTATGCCGCTAGCTTGAATTGATACTCATACTCTTCTCTAAGAGGTACTGCTCTAGCTGCGGCTTCAGGTTTCTTCATAGCTACGTGAAACGCCAACCCTGATACGAGTGCGGGTACAAACCGTGGAGGTATATTGTTTGTTTCTCCCCCAACACCTGATGCAAGTCCATCAATGCCCTTGAGACGAAAATACAGTAGTTTGTAAGCCTGTGTAGTGTCCGGTGTAGGCCACAGTGTAAACTTTACTTCTGTGGGTAGCCGCTGCACATATATCTGCGTGGGCCGTCCTACAGTGTTCTTGTTAGTCTGCTGTGCATATGTAGACACGCTAACACGCTGCAAAGCTGTATCTATTTGATTTGTACCTGTACCAGTACGTAGCTGATGCTCAATAATATCTATAGTATCTACAGGCATACTATAATCTATTTGCCCTGCGGTCAGATCGACAGTGCCAGAGTCAATAGTAAACAGGTTAAGACCCCTGTTCTGCCACTCTAGGGTTAAGATATTAAGACTACGACGGATAGTACGTAAGTCATACCCAGATTGCATCTGCAAACCAGCCCGTTCAAAGGCTTCTTCAAACAACTCAGGTAGGTCAGGTACGACTGTAGCCATTATTTAGTCCTCTTCTTACCACTAGCAGTAGTAGACCATTTTACACGCTTAGGCCCAGTTTTCTTTGTAGCCTCGGACTTAGTTATCTTAGACGCTACTTTCTTAGGGCGACAGGCAGGGTAGGGACGCTTGGACTTGCCTTTAGCGGATTTACGCCCGCAGGCTTTACCCGTCTTAACATCGGTCCACTCTTCACCGAACCATTTGCCAAGACCGCCTTTACCCTTTTTTGGTGCTTTTGCCACGTTTAGCTACCTTATTGTTGCCACCCGACCAACTGCCACCCTTGGACTTGTACCATTTGGAAGCCCAAGCATTTGCATAAGCGGAAGGGTAGACCTTAAACTTGCTTTTAGCTGCGGACTTAGCTTTCGACCACAGGGCTGCATTTGAAGGTTTTGCTTTAGACATAATCTATCCTAACACTTCCAACGTCTTCTAGCCTGTCTTAAACGGCTATTAGGGTCTTTTGCTGCTTTGGGAAACTGTTTCATTTGTCCAGCGGAACGGGCGCAGAACGACTTACGCCGCTTGGCATCTTTACTGCCTTTTTTAACCTTGCCCGTAACAGCGGTTTTTAACTTAGAACCGGGATTTTTACGTCTGTAAGCAGCGACACCCGCCTTTGTCATTCCCGCCCCAGACTTGGTGGAGCGAAAATTCTTTTTGTTACGCTTCGGCATCTCACCCTTTGAAGCCATAACGATCTACTCTATAAGCAGGGTCATTACATTGCCAGTGCCTGTAAAGGCAGAGACAAAACAACCATTATCAGCAAGTATACCGTCATTAGGGATATATACGTCATTCCAGCCCACAGGCAGGGTTAACTGAAGTATAATCTCACCCGTAGCACTACCACTACGTATGGTAAAAGCCGCAGCCGCAGCAGCGTTAACTAAAACGCCCTGCAACCTGCCCCGTGATGGGCCTACAAGAGCGGCAGTATCGCTTGCCGCAAAATTGTAAGCTCTAACCTCTTGACCAGCCATTTAGCTACTCCTTTAAGGTCGTATTACAGTGTTAAACGCTTGTGCATACATTACTGTAATGCGGACAGAACCTGCGTTAGTAGCAGCAGAAGATGTTACAGTTAAACGAAGGTCTGATGTGCCAGTGTTACCCCATTCTAGGGTTCCTCCACCACCAGCGCCCAGTGCTTTAACACCTACTGTGGTTCCTGATGCTACAGAGTTAATAATTGTATTAGCGTTACCACCTACTTCGCCAACGCTGATGTTGGTGGTGGCGTTAGCCGCAGCTACAAGATCAATAATGCAGTTAACAATTTTGGAGTTTGCTGGGATTACGATATCCGTTACAACCGCTGCAAGAGCGCCGCCTGCGAGACTCTGTACTGTGTCTTGACACATTACAACGTAACCTACGTTAGCAATGTCAGTACCTACAGTTGTGCCTGTAGTATTCCTAATATTACCTGCCCGAATTGGACCTGAAAAAGTTGTGTTAGCCATGATAATCTCCTGTCGTGGCAAATGTCAGTCACACACTGCGACTGTCAGGGATGAGTTAGTAGTACAGTACCTTTAGACAAAAAGAAAGGGGCAACCGAAGTCACCCCTCTCAAACTGTCACCAGTGCCTAAATTAGGCTCCGGGAGAACCGTAGATACCCAGCGGATCAGAGACACCAAACGAATAACGCTCACGCGCTTTGTAGCGCACGTTACCTGTATCGAAGTCACCATCCATAGATGTTGTCATCGCGGTACGCTCAAAATGCTTCATGCCATTCGGAATATCAGTAGTGATAAAGAACGCATCTGCATCAGTCAGATAATGGTTAACCGTATAACCGCCCGGAATAGAACCGTTTGAGTTAAGTGCGTTAATGTCATTATCGGCTGTACCCACACGATTTACAGTTTCCAGCAAGCGTGTTGCCACAAACATAAGACCTGTAGGGATAATGAGCTTACGTGGGCGCGCAGCGATAAGAAGACCACGTTCATCAACGTAGGCTGCAATATCAATTACTGCTTGCTCAAGCGAGGTTTCATTCAGGTCAGCAGCTACCGCAGGACGGTTGCCGTTTGTAGCGCCCGATACTGTGGGGTGTGCAGTGTTGAACAGTGTGACGCCATCACCCGAGTTAAAGGTGGCGAAACCTGTGTTCAGCAAATCCGCTGCCTTAACCTGCTTGGTATAAGCCATAGCGCGAGCTAGTGCTTTAGTATAGCGGGTAGACAGTGAATCATACAGGTTATCTTCCATCGCTTCTTCAGTGATAGAGAAACCCATAGCCACAGTTTCATGGTTGTAACGAGCAGTAAATGATTCCTGCGCGTTATCATACGAGATAGCAGCACCTTCGTTTTTGACGGGTGCAGCGCCAAAACCTGAAAGTTTTACTTCCTCTTCAAAACTACGCTCCGAAGACTCGGTTTCGTAGATGGCTTCATGTTCGTTTTCGTACTTGCCGTACTCTAAACCAAACAGGGCGTTAAGGCCCGGAAGAAGCTCTTTTAGCGCCTGTGCGCGAGAAATAGCCATTGATTATCTCCTTACAGGCCAAGACCAGCGGTGTACGCATGTGACGAAGGATTGAACTTAACAATCACATCGGTAAATGCGTCACCCACGGTTGATCCGGGTGCGTTAACGAAATCTACGAGCTTAAAAGCAACCGTAGCGGTGGTAGCAGCGGTAGCCACATCCAGAGAGATTCTGGAATTGCCATTAGCTGTGTCTGGCGCAGTCTGATTAACAGCGAAGTTGCTGTGCATCAAAGTTTGCGCTACGGCAGCGTCTGCTTGGATTTGGAACAACGCGTTAGGGTCATCACAAATATAAGCCTGAGCATCAGCAGCAACTTGACCTGCAGGCCACTGATTATTCTGGGTAAACCCGCGAACAGTATCAGTGTACGAACAGCCAAGAAAGATGCCAACAGTCCCCGCAGGGAACGGATCGCCGTTTGTTCCAACGTCAGTGACTTTTGTGATGGTGCCATTTGCGGCTACCTGCACAATGTCGCCGTTGGCGATAGCGGTATTGTACCCAGAAGTAATCGGTAATTGACGAGTTGATCCTGCAAAGGACCGACCCCCAATAGCGTTAATCGGGCGCAAACCGTATGGAGTAGATGTAAGAGCCATTTAAGTCTCTCCTCTATTACGATTTTATTTACAGCAAGCGCCAGAAGGCTACTTACCAAATGAGGTGCGAGTAGACCGTTCGGAAGGCATTACGGGCATACGGGGGTCGGATTCCCGCATGAAATTCCTATCTACGGCGTCGGACTGATGTTGTGCAGTCTCCAACTGACCGTATTCTCGGTCTTCTTGCAATTCTTTAGGTATTGCACAGAGCAATAACCCGCCGACTTCAATATTGTCCTTAAAGCGTGAGTCAATATCGGACATAATCTGCAATTCAGGGTAGTCTTCTGCTTTCACAGCTACGTACCCATCTCGGAACCTTTGCGAAACATTGGTCATGTCACCTGTACCCAAGGTAGATGTGCGAATCCAGCGGAACGCAAGTCCGTCACGCGGTTCGGGGGTAGGTAGCATAGAGGATCGTTTCCACGGTTTTCTGCGTTCACCTGTTTCACGGGTGTTCAAAGAGCGGGGTTTGCGATCAGCCATTGTTCAGTTCCTTCAGTTTTTGCGCCGCGTAGTCTTTTAATGATACTCCAAGTCGCTTGGCGATAGCGGCCTCAGAGGAGGTCAGTTTAACCGTGTTGCGTGATGTAGCAGTATTTCTACCACTCGGGGCCACCACGGAGCCAGCCTGACGTTGCGGTTTTCTGTCCTCTTCAACATCGTCAAACCTATCTGGATAACGCTGCCTCATGGCAACATCAATTCGACTATAGTATGTATCGGAAGAAGAATCAACTCCTTCTTCTACTAGCTCCTGATGCACAAGCATAGCATATCGCTCCATAGCCTTATCCTCAGTAAACCAAGGATTACGGGATACCCATTCTTGCGCCTTTTTATCAGGTTCAGGTGCGCGAGGTCTAGGCGCAGGAGCAGGTTGTTCAGGCGCTTCAGCAGAACGAGGCTTCCAGTTTTCAATGCGATCAGCTTCGGTCTGTAATTTGACCATAGCTGACTGCGCTTCAATAACCGCGTCAGAATCACCCGCATCATACGCCTGTTTATAAGCTGCCTTTGCCTGCGAAAGCTCAGACTCATTACGTGCTTTTGCCTGTGTAATGAGAACTCCCTCACCCTCAGACAAGTTTTTACGTAGTTTATCAGCTTCACTTTTAGCATTTTGTGCGTACTGCACGGCAGCTTCGCGTTCACGTTCTGCTTCTTCCTTGCGTCTACGCTCTTCGTGAAACTCAAACTTTAGTTTTTTAATCCGTTTTTGTACGGACTCACTATGTTTTTCAAGGTCATCATCTTCAGGGATATCAGCTTCTTCGCCTTTGGCTCGGCGTGGTCGGCCTTTGTCCTCTTCAGGAGTATCGTCTTCAACCTCCACAACAATGTCTTCGGATGAATCCATGTTGACTTCTACGGTGCCCGTATCTTCTACGGCTTGCTCTGCGCCACTCATGCTCTACTATACCCCCGTGGGTCTTCTACCACTGCTTCTACAGTGTCATCGTTGATAATACGAAACTCTTTACCCATCACTTTAAATCTAGTGCCTGAGTAAGAACGGAAGATTACAAAATCTCCCTCCTCACAGTAAGGTCCACTGGGGAACCGTTCTTTATCTGTGTAAGCCTCGGGTCCGGTTTTTATAACAAACCCAATGATAGATGCTGTCTCCTCCATAGATTTAAGAGCATCGGGCATAATAACACCGCCTTCTGTCTTTCCGTCTAATTCTGGGACTGCAATTAAGACTTTAAAGCCTTTGGGTTCGGGAAGTTTAGCTTGCAGTTCGCTATCTTCTACTTTGTTGGCCGCGTACATTTTAGTCTCCTAGCAGTGATTAAAGGCTCACAGCGCCCTAGCGTGGATCATCCACGTATTTTTTCCATACAACTAAAAGTTCTATGTATCAATATATCGTTGTTCAACTTCTTTAATTTCTGTAGCTATGTTGCCCAACGCCTCGTACTCACCTACAAACTTCCAGTATTCCCTGTCATTTGTAGCGCCACCACCTGCTAGATGGTGACGTATTGCGCTACGTTGTTCCTCTACACGGTTCAGCACCGTTAGGAATATGCTCTGCTCCACGTATTAGTCCCTATCGTTAATTTCTTTAGCTGCTTCCATAGCTAATTTAATAGCTGTAGTGTCTTCGTCTGCCTGCAGTTCAGCTACTTTTAACTGTATGTTTGCTGCTGATTTTATATTCTCAGCCTCTAAACGGTCCTCCTGAACTCCAATGTTCGCCCGTTTATTCTCCATGTCCAGCTTTAGTTTAGCCTGATCCATCTGCATCTTGTGCTGCAGTTCCTGCTCTTTAATAGCCATCTCGCGCTGCTGTAGCTGCGTCAGAGGGTCCGCCTGTTGCTTGGCGTTCTCTTCAGCGGCTACCTCGGCTTGATCCTTCTTGAGTAGCTGTCCTGCCGCCTGTGCGACCACCTTAGACAGTTCAAGCTCTACAGACTCGGGTAGTGGCTCATCCTGATTAGGTAGCTCTGTGCCTAGCTGTGCTTCGATCTCTTTGCGATACTGTAATGCTATGTGTTCTGTGACATGAGACTGCATAGCGGCTTGTATGGCCCCTGCAAACGGCGACTGACCCACAATCTGTTGTATCTTGGGGTCTTGTAACGCCGCCATGTGGGTCATAATATGTGCTTCGTGATCCTGATACGAGAACGCTTTTACAGGCTCTTGCTTCATTATCGACATATTCTCAGACACAGGATCAGCAGGTTTGATATCATCAGGCAGTTTTATAATGTCTTCTGCGTCTGGAATACCTAGAACCTCAAGCATTTGACGGTGTAGTTTACCTAGATCATACAACTGTGGTGCCTGCTGCGACATTTGTAAGGCTGCTTGGTACTGCATTATACGCTGCGCCATAGTAGCGGCGTTGGGATCAGACACGGGTACTACGTCTACACGTCCGTCAAAGTCTGCTGCACGATCCGCAGGCTCGTCCATCTCATACGCGTACTCAGACGGCATGTAGTCATGCACGATACGCGCTAGGATGCGTAGTTCTTCCTTCATAGCTGCATGTAGGCGCGCTTGTACGCCTGACATAACCTTCATAGACCGTTCCATAAGCGCCAGTGTAGTGCCTACAGGAGCCTGTGCGTTCATATCCCCTACCTGCATGTCCCCTACAGAGCCAATGCGCCGTCCTTCCTCAACCACGTTGTTTAGGAGGGTATACAGCACCTGTGATGGCTCTTTATACGGTAGGAAGGTAATAGAATCCTTGATTGCTCCACCCGGAACGTCAACATCCCTAAATTCTCCGGGCATCAGGGGTGTATTGTCCCCTTTTATCCGCATACCACGCGATTTTAGACCCGCTGGTAAGTTAGATAGAGTCCCAGCGTCGATAAGCTGCCGCATAATGGACGTAGCGGACTTTGCCAGCCCACCTATAGTGTGAATCAAGCCTGTCCCATAAAATCCCATCCCCGGCAGGTATGGATAATGTACAAAATGGCTGCGTTTCCGCCTTTTTTTATCCTCTTCGTACCAATTTCTGCGTATCGCTAGAATTATACGCGAAGATTTGTCCATAGTAATTACAAATGGGAGCGCCAGACCGTCAGGATCATCAAATGGCTCGGGTAGTATGATATCTACGTGCATTTCTAACAACGTGTGGCGTGGGTCATCGCTGTAAACAGGCTCTGTCCCGTCCATTTCGTTGTATTTTTCTTCGATATCCGTAATGTCACGCGTTGGTTCCGGTAGTTCCACGTCTGCGTAGAACCCATTTACCTGCAACGCACGAATTTCTTCGTAAGTTTTCTTCATAACGTGTGTGTAGCGAGGGCAAGTACGCAAATTAGACGCGCCATAGGACGCTACAAAGTCTTCCGCAGGTACGAACACAGATACAGGACGCTCTAAGATCGGATCGTAGTAAATTTTCTTAAATGCAGAGCCGGCCAACGGAAGTTTGAACAGCATCTGCTCCATTTCGTTCCGATAGTCGGGCATTTCTTCCGTTATAAGATAATTAAGTTCTGTTTCTACACGTTGAGATTGTTTAAATTTCTCAGGTGTCATCTTACCGACGATTTTTGACTTAACAGGGCCAGATGCAGGCATAAGTTCACTCATAGCCTGCGCTTGGAACCGTACTACAGCCTCGGTGAGCATAGGATGGTACACCCCAGAAGCCCCCTGCCAAGGCTGTGAACGGTCCTCAATCTTCATACCCAGTAAATCTAGGCCGTTTATGTATGATGTAGCCCATTCTTTACGTGACGCACGGTCATTGTCGAAGTCTTCAACTAACTCAGACGCCATGCTCTCCAACATCGCGTCCTCAATACCCTCGGCTAGGTTCGCATTGTGATCTGCCATAGCTGCATCGAGATCATCATCAAGTCCGGGACTTCCAAAGTTTATGACTACAGACCCATCATCCATCTCGACTTCAACTGCGCTATCAGCGTCGGCCATAACTTCTACTTCCAAGTCTGGACCTTCGCCTAATAACTCAACCTCATTGGGAGTCATCATCTTTTCAATCGCCATGTCGGGCCTCGCTACGGTGTTTCTTTTGTAATTCTAACAAATAAATATGTCTTTGTCGATGTGAGGGTGCCCTATAGGTTGGGAGGAAACCCAGAACACCCCCACGGGACGCGGCCAGCGTCCTATAGGCGTGATACCAAAACCTACATGATAAAGCTAGCACGTTAATAATAGTCCGCTCTTTGGGGTATATCAGGCTCGTCATCCCACACATCAGTAGGTAGTCGTATGAACCCACCCTGTCTAAAACGCAACAACGCCATAACTGTAGAGTCAACTTGGTCATCATTAGACATAAACGGAAACCCAGCTATTTCTTCTACCAACTCTTCTGCCCATCGTTTGGCGGGAACCCAACACAGCTCTGACCGTATTATGTCAGCCACAGAGTTAAGACGTGCCATCTTATCACCCGACCCACGGTGAGGTGTGTACTCCTGCACAGGTAGGTCCATGCGTCTCATCTCTTGATACAAAGCTGACCCCGATGACTTTTTCTCCACGATGAACGCGTCAGGTTCCCAATCATGGTATTCCCGTACAGCTAGCTCCTTTAGCTCTGGGAACTCCATACGCTCTTTTATAGCGTTCAGCAGGATGAGGTTGTGCATCTCCTCTTCTTCGTTGAAGAACACCCCCCACGTTGTCAGCGATGTATAGTCAGCGCGGTTGTGTTTCTCGGCTGCGGCATCAAGCGACATTATAATGTACTCACAGTCAGGCGGATCATCATCTGCCCATATGCGCCACCACTCACGTTTGACGATAGACGCTTCTTCTGCGGTGGGTTGCTGCTGATACTGTGCGTTCCACTGAAACGTGGGCATAGATGACTTTGTGCGTAGCAGCGCCTCTAAGTCAAAGAACTCAGGCCACAGTGGTTTTTGTATGGGCTTACCGTCATCATCTTCAGAGTCTAAGATGGCGGGAAACTCTATAATCTCAAACTGATCTGACTTCTCGTTCTTCACCATGTCAGAAGTCACACGACCTGTCAGGTCATCCATGTGCCAGCGCGTCTGTATGATAGCTACTCTACCACCCGGCATAAGACGAGTACGCGCACCAAAGGTATACCACTCGTATGCTCTCTCAAACACGGAGAAGTTGCCGTTGATAACATCTTGTTCTGAGTGGGGATCGTCAATGAGCAGGAGGTCAGCGCCCCGACCAGCAAGAGCAGAACCAACACCACACGCATAATACTCACCACCAAAATTCGTATTCCAACGCCCCGCAGACTTACTATCCACCGCCAACTTAACTGTAGGAAATATAGCTTTGTAGTCATCTAAGGAGATAAGGTTACGTACCTTACGTCCAAAGTCCACAGCTAGGTCAGTGGTGTGCGACACCATCATAACCTTCTTATTAGGATTACGACCTAAGAACCACGCAGGAAAAAATATAGATACTAGCTGGGACTTGCCGTGACGTGGGGGTATGTTGACACAGATACGATCCTCGTCACCTGCCTCAATAGCCATCAGCAGGTCAGCAAGAATACGGTGGTGACGCCCTACTATGTAGTCATCTTGCATTCGTTTACAGAACTCTATCAGGTCATCGTAGGCGGTCTTGTTGCGCTTACGTATACCTAACTCTTCTACTAGCTTGTCTATCTCGGCTATTTCTTCGTCTGAGAAGCTGTCCAAGTTGTCCAGCATATGCTGAACTTCTTCCTCGGAGAAGCCCACATTATCCTTCATCGTCTAACCCTAGCTCGGCGTCTATGTCTATGGGCGTATTATCGACAGGTGTGGCGTCTATAATCTCGGCATCTTCTACATCATCTGGCGTAACATCTACGAGTTTAGTTAACTTATCCCGCAGTCTATCTCTGATATCATCTGTAGTCTGGTGAGTGACAGTTACTTCGGCTTTCTCGGCAAACAGCCCCACGTCTGAGACCTTACCTAATAGTTCTAGTGCGCGTATACGTATCCGTGCGTCTGGGTTCTCGGTCTCTTCGATTAGCTTGTTTGTGACTAGGTGCCTTATCTGGGTACTACTCTTAACGACTGAATGACCAAAATCTTTAAGGATTCGATCAGTTAAAAGCAACGTAGCAGGCGTCAGCGCCGCCGTTCTCTTCGGCGTGGCCTTCTTCGTAGTCATTATAGGGTCCGCAGCAAACGCGGTGGCTATCTTGGCAGCGTTGTCTTTATCCTCTGCCGTCACCTGTATATCCAACCCATGCGATGCAAGCAGCTTGGATGTTTCTGCAGCGGCAGATATTCTATCGGCCAACTTAATCTTTGTCGCTGAATCGGGCAGAGGGATACCTACCTCTGGCTCTACAGTTATGGTCACTTGTATAAGTCCTCTATAAACTTAGCCAACTTAGCATCTTCTATATGCTTTGTCTGCTCCCGTATAAGTTCTTGCTGTTTCTCTATCTCAAGGAACTGCCGATCCAGTTCAGACAGCACGGGGAAGTCTATGATCTTGTCTGGGTCCATAGCGGTGTCCTCCAACACGTATAAAATTTTTTACACTATAATAATATTTTTGGGTAGGGGGGTTTTTTAGGTAGGGGGGTGGTGATACCCGTGCCTAGCTTTTTGATACCCGTGCCTAGCGTCGAAACGTGTGGAAACGTAAAAAGTTTGTCTGAATTAGTATTATATACAGCTATGCGCCAGACTGTCGATCAAGGGGGGTTAGGGGGTGGTGGGGTCTAGCTATACCAGTTTTTCTATGGTATACAGTGTTATCTAATATCATTTATTAGTTATAGCAGACAGCGTGCCTCAGATCGT